CGAACTGACTCTGCAGATGGTGTCAGCTTTTTCGATATGATGGCTCAACAGATTGGTGGTAACTTCAGGCAAGAGCCTGATGGATCCTTGACTGTTGTTGATACCCAAGGAGATCCTGTACTTGATACAGAGTCAGGGAAAAGAGTCTCGCCCGAAGACTACTTGGCTACCTTTAAAGTTCATCCTATCTACGGTACATTCTTTAAAGGAGCAAAAGGTTCTGGTTCTGGTATTGGTTATGGCGGCACTGATGCAAATGGTGTCGTAACAGACGATTGGTCTAGCTTAAGTAGTACTGAAAAGTTCTTAAAAGCTTTTCCTGGCAACTGAAACCACAAGGGGCTCAGCCCCTTTTTTATTGGTTTGGAATAATACTTTTAGAGATACCCCGAAAGGATTTTCCGAGACGGAAGGTGCTGGAAGGGGTGTCAAGTTTATGTGGGCGAGAGGCTCAGCATAGACCACACTCCTTCAACCTTCTTTAATTACCTTATCATGGCACTTACTCTTCTGGAAGCCCAGAAGCACGCTCGCACCCCACAGGAGCTTGCTGTGGTGACTGAGCTTGCCGCTGGTCCCCTTCTTTCTACCCTTCCTTTCCGCAACATTGAAGGCAATGGCCTTTTCTGGAAGCGTGAAGAGAGCCTTCCCGATGTTGGCTTCCGCAACTATAACGGTAGCTTGGCTGAGAGCTATGGCGAAGTCAGTCAGCAATCTGAGAGCCTGAAGCTCTTTGGTGGTGACATCAAAGTTGATAAAGCCATCATCTCTCTGGAGGGCGCAGAAGCTCAGGCTTATCAGATCCAATCCCGCGTTCGCGCAATGCGTCTGGCTTGGGAAGCTCTGTTCATCAATGGTGACTCCAACCAGTCTCCTGCTGAATTCGATGGCCTTGCTGCTCGCATTCAGAATGGCTCTTCTCAGTACTTCGCTAACGGTGCAGGTGCTCTGAACCTGGACAAGCTTGACGAAGCTATTGATGCTGTCGATGCAAGCGGTGGTTCTAAGTACTTGGTGATGTCCAAGTCTGGCCGTCGTGCTCTGAGCAAGCTTGCTCGCGCTAACACTCAGATCGACATTGCTCGTAATGAGTTTGGCTATCAGCAACTGGTTTATCACGGAATCCCCGTGCTGGAAGTCGATCGCGACAACACCAACACTGCAATCCTGGATGGCACCCCAACCAACCAGGACATGTACGTTGTAGCATTTGGCCCTGAACTGCTTACCGGCATTCAGAACGGTGGCGTTGAAGTTCGTAGCCTTGGCGAATCCTTCACCCAGCCTCAAATGATCACTCGCGTTGAGTGGTATTGTGGTTTGGCCCTGGTGAATGGCCGTGCCGCTGCTCGTTTGGCTGGCTTTAATGCAACTGCCTGATTCATTTAATTGATCCGGCAATCAAGGCTCCTTCGGGGGCCTTTTTTATTAGGTATTCTAATTTGTAAGTCATAATCTCGCTGCAATCAGATTATTTGACTTTAATTCTTTATTCGGTAACAAATTATGGCTGCTCGTTCTTCGGGTTTATTCCCACGCGAAGGTTTTAACCTTGACGCTTCCTGCGAGATCACGGTTACTCCTACCGCCGCTGCAACTACTCTTGCAAATGCAAAAACCATTCGCGTTATTGTGATTGGTTTAGCTGGTGGTGATGCAACTGTGACTCTGGGTGGTGAGACCGTTACCATCGCTGTTGCTACTGACTTGGATCAAAACGGTGTGGGTATTGCTCACGTCCGTGGTGCTCTTTGCGATGCCGACAACAACGTGTCCTACAGCCTCAGCGCTGGTTCCGTTGCTGGTGTGTTCTATGAATTAGTTGACGGTCCCCGTCGCTGATTTTAAATAGGAGTTGAATCATGTCTCAACGCTCTACTGGTATCTTCCCACGCGAAGGTTATAACCTTGACGCAAGTCTGGAAGTTACCGCTGTTGATCTCGCAGGTGCTGCAGATCCCCGAAATGCAAAAACCATTCGTGTGGTTGTGCTTGGCGCACCTTATACCGCTCGTACTGGTACTACTTCCACTGATGCGACCCTTGTGATTGACATCGGTGGCGTAAACACCACTGTGCCTATCGATGGCATGGATGCTGGTCCTTATATCTATCATCAGCGTGGTGCTTTATGTTCTGACGGTAACGTTCAATACACTCTGACTCCAGGCTCGGATGGCGATGGTACTGCCGGTGCTTTCAACATTACTGGCGTATTCTATGAGCTGGTCGATGGCCCACGTCGGTAGTAACTGACAGCTTAATAGGCAATCTAAGGGGCATAACGCCCCTTTTTTTATGGCTTTATTGGAAAAACGCCCTACCTACTTCGTGAAAGATGGTGATCGCAGGGCTGCTTATTATACAATTACCGCCCGAGAATTAAAGGATCAAGGATATGTTGAAGAAGGTGAAAAAGCCGTTCCCGCAAATCTGGATAAGCCCCTGCCTGAAATTCCCGTTGTTGCAGGCGGCGATGCCTTCGAAGCCACAGAAGCGGAAGAAGAGGTAGAGGTTAAACCCGATATTCCCGCACCCCGAAGGTCTAGACGCAAGAGGAAAGATGATTAAGTAAAGGCACCCTATTGTGGGTGCTTTTTTCTTATGGAAATAACTTATCGAAATGGACCTCGTTATATCGACGGGGAAAACATTGATATTGACGTTAATGCAGAGCATCCGTCAGTTGTAGAAAGAGATGTTGCTGATCCTGTAACTGGTTTGCACGGGATAGGTTATCAACCTGGCCAGAAAAATTTAGACGGAAGCGACTTATGACTTCCAAAAAGGATTCCGAGAAAAAGCTAAAACAGACTGTCACTCTGTTTGCTTACCTTTCTTTCCTAGGAGGATTGCTGGTCTTTGGCGGTCTCTTTATTACGGTTCAAGAATCGGGAATACTAAATAAGTCACCTCATTTACCTTGCCAGAGTATATCATTGTTACGGTAATGGCAACTGTAATTGGTTGGGGTGGATTTACCTGGAGAAGGGCTGAAGCGGCTTTACGTTCAGCTCACGAAGCCGGAACTCAGGTCGATAGAGTTGAGTTAAAAATGGCTGAGAATTATCTAACAAGAAAAGAGTTTGACTTGTCAATGGACAGGATCTTTTCAACATTGGATCGGCTTGAGAAGAAATTAGACTTTCATTTGGCCGATCGAAACTCTGGCTCCCGCCAAAGAAATTCTTGTAATCTGGATGAATGCTAATGGCTGCGAAATCTAAATCAGCTAAATACTATGCCAGCAACCCAAAGGCTAGAGCAAAGAAGAAAAGGTATGATACTGCTTATCACTCAACACCTTCAAGGCGTAAATATCGCTCCGAACTGGGAAAAGCTAGGAGAAGGAGAGGCATTTATGGTAAGGGCGGTGGAGATCTTAGCCATACGAAATCTGGCAGCCTAGTAAGAGAGTCCCCGTCCAAAAACAGGGCTCGACAAGGAGCTAACGGTCGTTCAACCAAAAAGTAAAATGAGCCTTTACAAAAACATTCACGCCAAGAGAAAGCGCATCAAAGCTGGTAGCGGTGAAAAGATGCGTAAACCTGGAAGCAAAGGAGCACCTAAGGCATCTGCTTTCAGGAAAGCTGCGAAGACTGCTAAGAAGAGGAAGAAATAATGGCTACCAAGAAGAAGGGTGCGATGTCGGGCTGCGGCATTAAGAATGGCTGTAAGTCCAGAAAGGGCGGCTTAACTGCAAAAGGTCGCAAGCGCATCAATGCTAAGACAGGTTCTAATTTGAAAGCTCCAGTAACTGGCAAGGTTAAGCCTGGAAGCAAGGATGCTAAGCGCCGGAAAAGTTTCTGTGCTCGTAGCCGTGGATGGACTGGAGAGAGGGGAAAAGCCGCCCGTCGTAGGTGGAAATGCTAAAGGAAAACTATGCCGTTATCACTCGCAACAGCTAAGGCTGCAAAATCAATGCCAGGACATTATGGGCACAAAGGTCCCAAGAAAGACATGAAAAAGAAGGGGGCAAAAAAAGGCAAGAAAAAGTAATTAATCTTCTGTCCAGCCTGACTTAAGTCTCATCTCACCCCCCAAAGGGGTTTCCCCATCCACCTTTTCTTGGTAGATGGGGTCTTCTATTTGTGGTTCTACTGTAGATTCTTCTATTTGCTGATCAAGATCAGCCATAGACTTCTGTATCTTGTAATCGATCCATGCCTTAAACCAATGATCTATAATTGCCGAAGCAATGCGATTATTTAAAAGGAAGCCATGGTTTCGCAGGATGATTAGTATCTCTACAGTAACGCCTTGCCACTTCATTTGTCAGAGTCGCTCTTGTGTGGAAAAGCAATACGTAAAGCTTTAATCAAAGCATCAACGAGCCCGTTTCCAGCCAACGGAGTGAACGGAAGAACTTCGGATGCAACCAGTACGACCAAAGCAATAATAACAGTTGCTTCCATGATAATACTCCATAGATTTGCCTTAGGCTGCCTATCGGAAAACTAGCTGGAATAGACATCATTATGATCCTTTCATCCGCTGATATTTTAAGTATTCTCAGCGGCAATAGCGTCATACGGCTTACTGCTAAAATTAAGATCGTAGACGATCTACCTAATATAGATGGCGTTGAAGGTATTGTTATCTATGTAGGCAGATTCCCTACTGTCGATGAATTTACTGCGACATGGGATATTTGGATAGAAGATGACGGATCTGAACCTGTTGATATTGTTTTAGCAGAATTAAAATCACTTCTGCCTAACGTACAGTTAAACCCTAATAGTCTACTTTTAAATATCAAGACGACTGACTTCAGAACAGAAAGCACTCAACTACGTCCTCCAAAGCAAGTAGAGAAACAAAACAGTGTAGATTTAAGCTCTTTTGAAGATCGCTTTCAGCTTTTAGTAGAAGATATTGAAGACAGGATGCTGCTAGTTTCAAGCGGCCAACCTGGAAAGAAAGGCAAAGACGGTAAGGACGGAAAGGACGGGCGTGATGGCAAAGATATTGAAGCGACTGAGGTTGAGCTTTTTGACCTTAAGGACGTAGAACAATCAATTCTTCAACTTGAAAAAGGACAAGTACTGACCTGGGACGGTTTTCAGTGGACGAACCTGTATATCCCTATCCGATCAGGTGGAGGTGGCAGCGGTGGCGGGACCGCTGTAGCGACGACTGAGAACTGTGACGTTCATGATGGTGGGGATTTTGATACCGGGTTAGCGATTGCGCCAACCTGTAGTGGCTTGACAAGTACGACTATCGTGACAGAGTCTACCTACCAAGTCGTGGTGAGCGATGCCTATATTGGCGTTAATTACAATGGGTTAGTAACTATTACAATGCCTACTGGCACAAATAATGGCTTGAAGTATATGATTAAAGATGAAAGCGGATTAGCTGGACAGCCTGCTAATTACATAACAATTGTGGGTAATGGAGCTGATCTAATTGACTCTGAAAGCAGCGTAGTCATTGGCTTTAACTATGGAAGCCTAACTCTGATCTGGCGTGACGGTGCCTGGAGAATTATCTGATGTCTCATCTTTTCAAACAGGTTATTGATCAGGCAACTGCAACTTCTGCTTTTGGTGAAGCTGTATCTGTTGATGTTAGTCCAGTCTTCCAACTTGATGGCATCTACGGAATTGACGACGAAACTGCATTTCAAATCAATACCGGTGGAGACGGATCTGCATCAACGACTGCCGATGGCCTGATGGAGGCTGCAAGCGGTTCAGGGGCAGGTGCTTTTGGATTGCTTCGTTCCAACCGTTCTGTTCGCTACAGGCCCGGACAAGGCAGCATGGCAAGATTTACTGCAATGTGGCCTGATGGCGGCTTGGCTGGCTATCAACAAGTTGCCGGATTTATTAACCAAAGCGATGTTCTGGGAATAGGCTTTAACGTCAACTCACAGTTTGGTATTATTCGTCGCTACAACTCAAAGGCGGAAATTTACGAAATCGCAGTTAATACTGTCGTTGCAGGTGCTGATGAAAGCGTAACAATCACTTTGAATGATGCGGTTTTTAATATTACGCTAACAGCAAAGACCACAACGACAGAGCAGGCCGCTGAGTTGGCTTCTGCGACTACTTACGCTCAGTGGATTGTTACTCAAGTCGATAATGTGGTCACGTTTTTGTATAATGGTCCTCCAGGTGACCTGACTGGGACCTTTAGTGTTGTCAACAATGATGGGGCTCCAACATTCACAGCGACTGGTACGACAAGGATAGAAGGAGCTGTTCCTACAGATGTTTGGGTGTATCAGTCCAATTTTAACTTAGATACGCTAGACGGCAATGGTCCTTCGGGAATGACGATTGATACAACAAAGCTAAATGTGTTTCAGATTGATTTCCGGTGGCTGGGCGCAGGACGCTTGCGATTTGCTATTGAAGATCCGAACGGCTTAATGATACCGTTCCATGAAATCAATTACTCCAACTTGAATACAGTTCCAAGCCTGAGCAATCCAAGCATGAGGATTGGCTATGCGGCAGTCAATGCTGCTCCTGGTTTAGGTACAGGCACGCCATGTCGTGTCCAGGGTGCTTCTATGATGGGGGCCATTCAGGGGCAAATTATTCGTAATACATTTCCAGACGCAAGTTATGCGGATGTCTCACCTTCGCCTAACCTGGCTGCAAATATTGAGCACCATATTCTTACTCTCAATAATCGACGAATTTTTGGAAGTGGTTCCAGCGTCCAATTGAATCAACGGGAAATTCTTATTGAAGAACTATCATCTACTCTTAACGTAGTTTCTGGTCAAAACGCAATTCAAGTGCTGTTATACCTAAACAGTACAATCTGGAATCAGGTTGACGATATTCCATTTGTTTACACTTCAATTTCAGACACAGCCAAGCAATCTATTACGATTGGACAGCACAAACCCGGAACTGGTAAACTTATCTCAGTATTTACAGCATCTAGTGGCGATGCTTTTAATATTGATTTAACAAGATTGCGCTTGATTTTAGCGCCGAATGATTACATCTCGGTATTCGCTAGATCTACAAGTGCGGCAATTAATCGTGCCATCGTCGGAATTACCTACACAGTCGAATGACATCCCCTAGTGCAAGATCTAAAAACCTAAGTGCTAGAGGCACTAAGACCAATCTGGATACAGCTCTAGCTGCGGGCGATTTGTTTGAAGGAGAACTTGTCTATGCTCGCGATGAAAAAGTCTATTATCAAGTTGAAAATAGTGCGCTAGTTAAAGTCAGCTTAGAAGAGGCAGCGTCTGATAACTTGCCCTATGTTAGGTATAATGGAGCCTGGGTTGACCTAGAAGCCGCTCTAACTATTATCGCAGGACAAGCAGATGTAATTGATGGTGGTGATGCGGATCAAGCTACAAGTGCCACCGACAATTCAATTACATACGATGGCGGCAATGCCGACACTCAAGCAAGTGTAGCGATTGATTCTGCAATTGCAGAAGGCGGCTTGGCTGAAGCTGAGCTGGACGATATTATTGACGGTGGCCTGGCAACGGTCTAAAGGTATCCTAAAACGAATTAGTTAAGCTATGACACTCCCTTCTCCTCGTAATTCTATTCGTCCTCTGAGGGGATTGCTGGCTACCCTGCAGGCTGATCTTGCTGGTATCGGTGAAGGTGAAATTGTATATGCAACCGATGAAAATCGTTTTTATGTAAAGGAGTCTGGGATTCTTACGGTTGCTAGTGCAACTGCAGCTCAAGGTGTTTTGGCTGATACTGCTACTCAGCCTGGTGATAATGTTTCCGATCTCACTAATGATGCTGGTTATATCACGTTAGCCGATGTTACAACTACTGCAGATAAGTTTGTTTACGTTAACTCTGTTGACGGAAACGATGGCACAGGTGCTATCGACGATCCCGGCAAGCCTTTTCTTACTATTGCCGCAGCAATTGCCGCCATCCCAGGCCCCGGACATGAAATCAGAGTCTCTCCTGGTACATATCAAGAGAATAATCCCTTAGTTATTCCTACTGGTTGCATTCTGACTTCGAGCCATGGCACGATGGGCTGGCTTGGTGATGTCGTAACCATTGAGCCACTTGTCAACACATCTAATCTGATCGAACTTTCCAGTGCGTCTTCCGTGGAAGGCGTTACTTTGGTTGGACCTAGTAGCGCAGGTGCTGCAGCGGTTAGCTATGCAGGAGGAAATGCCACAACTGCATCTACTACGAATGTCGGCCTTAAAGGGCAGACTGGTGGCCAGGGCGATGGCATCATGGTCCAGTCAACAGGCAGCGGCAAAATCATCTCGTTTGAAATTCGGTTCAAAGGAGGAGAATTCAAGAATCTGATGGGCGTCAAGGGTGGAATTCTTGCCACTGAGTCTGTTCATGTGCCAAACGTCGCTGGCACTAACTCAATCGAATCTGTTTTCTATCAAGACAACACTGTTAACGCAGGTCTTAGCAGGTTACAGGGTCAAGGTTGCAACTCAGGTAATAGCAATGTCACCAACATCTATCGCAATAACGGAGGAACAGGTGTATTTTTCAGCTTAAATGCTTTCAATGCTAGTAATGGTATTTTGCTTGAGAATGATTCTTACAATGTAAACATCTATTCCGGCTTGATTGATACTTCTACATCTTTAACGACTGACCCTTCAATAACTGGAGCCTCTGGCAAGCTTTATATCAACGCTAGTATCAATACCAACTTTAACATAGGCAACCCTGTCTGGTACACGTCGGACCACTTCTTGGTCTATGCCAATGACAAAAATGATAAAGACGCCTATCAGACTGCTATTCAGTTGCAAGGTGGCGATCTAATCATTGGAAACGCAAACCAAGCACATGGGGCATTCTTTGGTAATGGTACAGCTATTAGCAGGAGTGGCTCTGAATATGTTTTTGCTACAAGTGGAAATACGAGCACGACTGAAGGCAGTGGCCTAGTTGATCTGTCTACCAACGCATTAGACAAAGAAGAAGCAACTACATTTACTTTTAACGCGATTGCGGCAGACGAGGCTATCTATTTCTGTACTACTCGTAGAGATTCTGCCAACAACTTGCTAAAGCATTACGGCTATCGGACTGGCCATTTAACTGGCGACAGTAGAGATGGGGAATACGTTTTTGAGATTTGGACTGGTGCAGCCTGGACTGCCATCAATATTCAGTCTGTAAACGTGGATCAAGGCTATAATTACGCTACTGACGTGATGTGGCGCGGTGGTGATACACATGAGTACATAATTTTTGGAATTGATGCCAATACTTCATGGACATTAAAAACTATCAATTCGGTTAACGCATACTGGTCTCGCATTAGAATAGTCACGGCTCCGACTTCTTTGCCGACTCTTTACCATCTCCAAGGCTTGCCTAATGGAGGCTTTCAGATTACTAAGTCTGGTAAACAGGTATTTTTTGGTACTGCTCAATTTAGAAGGTCAATTCAATCTGCTACAAGCGGCTTAAGTTCTACTGGCGGTGTATTAACTGGCACCCAGCAAGTCGGTACAGGAGCTGATCAATACACCCATTCCTTGACGAGTGGCACATTGGATGGTGCTGGTGATCGGATTTACTGGAACATTCGCATTCCAGAGGGTACTTGTAGTGCTTTTCCTTATTATATTGATGTTGCTTATTCTATACAGACAGGCTTTAATGCTGTAACCAAGCCAACGCTTGGATTCACTTTCCATGCGGCAGAAGTTGCAGGGATGTTTGTGGCCGATCCCAATGGCGGAGTAGCTCCAGTTGCACGAACTAATGTCGATACATCTACAATTACGACGAACAATCCTCAAAGGCAACAATCCTTGATTCCAGGTGACGCTGCCGACACGATTTACAACATATCCTTTGGACCATTCTATGCTTCAAATTATTATGAAGGTGATTTGATTACCATGGCCTTAGATTACGTAGATGACGGATCTGCAAATGCGGATATTACTTTCTGGGATATCTCCTTGCGTTCGTTCCGCTGGACGGAGGGTGAGCGTCAAGCCTAATGCCATTAAGTTCTCCCAGGAAAATTATTAAGCCACTTCGCGGCACTTATGCCGCATTGTTGGCCAATGTCGCTGACATTCAGGATGGAGAAATCTGTTATGCCATTGACCAGGATCAGCATTATCAAAACGAAAGCGGAACGCTGGTGGCAGTCGCTGCCACAAAGTCTCAAGGAGCCCTTGCTGATACTGCTATTCAGCCTGCGGATAACGTATCTACTCTTACCAATGATGCCGGTTATTTGCCAGTTAATCTGTCGAATGTTCAGGCGAATGATTTGGTCCAGTTCAATGGTGCTGAATGGGTTAATACTGCTGCTCCAGCAGCAAACATATCTGGCAATAGTATTGATGATTTGGCTGATGTTGACACATCAACCGCTAGCCCTACTATAAATCAAGCACTTGTATGGGATACAAGTAATTGGGTTCCTGGTGATGTTGCCACTCTTGATGCAGTCAGACTAGATGCTGAGAATAAAACTTTTAGTTACACCAATGGAGACCTGACTTCTATTAGCGGTACAGAGGTTCAAATTGCTATAACATACAACCAGGATGGAACAGTTAATACTGTAGCGAAAACAAGCAACGGAACAACAGTGACCAAGACTTTTGCTTATAGTGCCGGTGGAGACATAACATCGATCACGGTAAGCTGAGCTAACTGGAAAACTAAGTCGTATTTCCTCGGCTTGGTAATGGCTCTGATTACGGACCCTGACAATCTAAATCAGGGCGTAGAAGTTGATTTTAACACAACTCTGAAAACAATTACGCTGAATCAGGCGGGTAATCTATCTACCGATGGCGTAACTCTGCAGGCTGTTTATTCTTTCTGTAAGGAAGAATGGAAGGCAGACGCTTCCTTGATTCCAGTTGAATTCCCATTCGTTCCGATTACGGATGAGAGCTTTGAATTGGTTGAAGGTTGGGACTTCGCTAACGATGCAAGCCGTTACCTGATTCGTACTGGTGGCTGGACTGTAAAGAATACTTCCAATCAGGTTACTCAGAAGTGGGCCGGTATCATCGGACTGGGCACCATTGAAGCTAACGATCAACTGTATTTTAATCAGGGTCAAGGTGCAGTTAATGTTCAGCTTCTTGGTCAAGTCAATCAGGCTGTTCAGATCATCGATGACCCCAATGGTGACGGAGTCTATACAGATGGTTTTGACCGAACCAATGAGTTTACTCTGTTTGTCCGTGAGCAATCTCAGCTCTATGATTCATCGAACCTGACGGGTATTGGTGTTAGCGCACTTGATTCTCAAGCGTACCGATTCCCGATTAGCACTGGTGGCGACGCAAAGATTACTGCCTCTGATGCAACGATTGATACGACTGCTCCTTATACGGATGCCACTAATCAATTCACTGCAACAGACATCAGCTTTACGAGTAACAATACGATCACCACTGCCGGTGCCGTTGACTTCTCTGGCTTAGTTGCTGGTGATACGATCATTGTTACAGGTTCTGCTTCTAACGATGGAACCTATGAGGTTTCGACCGCCAACGCAACGACCATTACGGTTGCAAGCACTGACATCGCAACTGAAAGTGCTGGCGCTTCGATTACTGTCGCTGAGTCCTTGATGTCAATCAAGTACTATGCTAGCCCTCAAGCAATTACGATTTCTGGTACTAGCTACAACTTTGGAGTTGTTATCGATGCTGCCGGAGGCACTGCGGAAGAGGTTTATGAGTTTGTTCAGCGTCAACTTCGTCGCAACATTGACATCAATGCCGAGGCTACTGGTGGTGATGTAATCGGCAAGACCGCTGACGAGCTTCTTGTCTTTGTTGGAGATGATCTGAAGATTGCTCAGGCGGTTACAGGTATCGCTTCTGTTAACCCTGAGGGTGGTGGTACTGGTATCTATATCACTAACTTCCAGGCAGGCGACACCAACAGGCTCTTCTTTGTTGACAACACTGGTGCAACTGTTCAGTTTGACTTTGTGGCTGTCACCACGCTGTCGTTCAACCCGAACTTGACTGGAGACGCTGACGCTATCTACAGGGTCTTCTTTACCACTAACCCGGCAGGTAACTATGGTACATCGAACGCTGTCATCGTTCACGCTAACGATAACGTTCAATCTACTGACATTAGCTTTGACTCTGCAGCAGATACTATTACTACGGCAGGCGCAGTTGATTTCGGGATCTTCGCGACGGGCGATTACATCGAGATCGAAAACAGCACATCAAATGACGGATTCTACAAGGTCTCTAGTGTTACGACGGTAACCAATCCGAATGACACTATTACCGTAGATACTACTTTTGCTGGCATCCCTGCAAACGAGTCCGCTGGTGCAACGGTTGATGTAACCCAGGCTGCAATGGGTGATATCAGCGGTAACGCAACAATCCAGTTCGACTTTAACTACGACAACAATGTGCAAGGCGGTCGTACAAGTAATACGAACGCACCGATCACGGTTGTCGCAATTGGTTTGGAGACTGGTCAGTTTGTGAGTGCCACGACTACGATTGAGCGAACGGTGACCAACTCTGCTTCCCTGGTGGCTCCTCTGGAAAGGAACTACGAGAACGCTTGATTTTAATAACAATTTTACAAGCCACCCCACAAGGGGTGGTTTTTTATTGTATGATGCTCTTATAATCAAATAGGAACCACAACAAGCAAATGGCTATTCCACATTTTAAATCCCAAGACGATTGGCAAGAGTTTCTCAACATCTTTGATGATCAATGGCGATGTAAGAGAGCGATGCTAGATCGTGTCAAGGATAGTATGTTCCCTGGATATCACTGGGATCAACTTCAACCGAAGACTTTGGAAGTGATCAATGACATTGCGTCCAACCTTGTGTATGAGTGTGAACGTCAGTTCAAAGAGACACATCAAGACTATAAGATTGATGATGATGAAATACTAATTCCCTATCGTTCATTCAAAGAGAATGTAATAGAAGCATTGAAAGAAGCTTTAAAGGAGGACAATTAATGGCTGACCACCCACTGACTGAAATGGAATTTGACTATACCGGAATGCGTACCGCTTTTGACCGTGCCGATTATAACGCGCCCCACCACACAGAAGGACAACTGATGACTGACCAAATCACACTTGAAGAAGCCCTAGAGCTTGTCACCTTTAAGCGAACCCAATCAGAGTTAAGTCCATATGGCACTTGGATCGTCTGTCATGTAAAGACCGATGTAGTGGGCGATGTCTTTGGTAGAGTCTGGGGCTGCGTCCATTCCGATGTCCATGGCAGCATTCGTGGCCAAGTCCGTGGGACCATCGGTGGACGAGAGTGGGAGTTCATTGAGA